AAGGTTTATGTATGAATGCATACACAATGATAACAAGGTACTAAATAAACATATAATTATATAATAAAAAAAATATGACATTTTACAAATAATCAACTATATTATTTTCTTATACAAAACTAAATTACTATAAATTTTATTTACCAGTGCATACCCTCCATTGATGTACTTGATTCTATTACTTTACATTCATCTTTGCTTTTCCAATCCCAGCTTTTCTTCAGTATCATTATTCTTTCAATAACCTCATCTCTTTTATCTTCTGGTATATTATGCATAACATTAAGTATAGGATTCTTTTCTACATTGTTTTTTAAATCATCATACTTGTTTTTTAATTTATTGTACTTGTCTATTAGGTACTGATTTTTTATAAAATTATTCTCATTAAACTCAAAAGATTTATCAAAATTAAAACTATACTCTATATCTTCTAATGTAGAATTGTATTTTTTATATACTGGGTACATCTTAATAAGGTGTATTACTGTTGCGTGATGCATTGTCTTTCCTTCTGATTGAAAGTATGATGCTATGTTTGTTAAACCTATTCTTAATTTCTTTCTTAAAACATAACACACTAAAGCTCTCAACTCTACATAATCTCTCCTTCTTGTGTTGTCAAATATATTAAGTCCAGATACTTCTTTTACACTATCTCCTATTTTCTTTATATCTTGTATATTCATTTTACTTTGCTCCATTGTTAATTAATACTTCATCTGTTACTTGTGTTACTCTTTCTTTGTCTGCTTCGTATGCCAAACATACTTCTTGTATCTTACAAAAGTCATTGAAGTCAAACTTGTTTAGCACCCAATCAAGAAAGATTAGTTTGTTGGCAGTTAGCTTGTCTCCCAGCTCTTTCTCATCAACTTCTTCTATCTTGTTATAGTAGTTTATCTCTATCTCTTTTAAATCGCTTATAGTACGTCTAATGTTGTTTCTTACTCGTTGTCTAAACAAACCTATTTTGTCTGCATCTTCCAGTAAGTGTAGGTTTATAAATGAGCTTAGTATTGCTCCACTAATTTTTTCTAATTTCTTTTCTGTTAATTCCATATTAAAACATTGTTATTTGATTTGTATTGTTTTGTTTTTCTATTCCTAGTAAAGTTTGAAAGATAGTTTTACCAGCTTCGTAGTCCACAAGGTTTCTTGCAATCTTTTGTAAATGTTGTTCTCCTTTGTATTTATAAAAATCATAGTTATGAAACTCACAGAAGGCTTGTACTTCGTTTTTTATATTGCCCATTGAAGGATTCTTTCTATTACTCAATACTTTTGGTAAATTAAAGTTTGTCCAATATAAATGTCTGTTTCTTTCTTTTGCTGGAATCAATGGTGTATAAAATGGTATGACATTCTCAACAACATACTTTCCATTAAAATAATGTTCTAAAAAAATTATCTCTTGATACAATTTCATATCTGGATATTTCATCTTTCTTTTTGTTTTCATTGATAAATTAAACCTACTATGTGTTGGACAAGGAGGAGAACTCCATATAAAATCAAATTCTTTATAGTGGTCAAGTAAATACTGATGTGCATCTGCAACTATTACTGTATCGTTTGGAAAACGTTCTTGGTATAACCTTGCTAGTTCTTCATCCCATTCAACAGCAGTTACCTCTATATCTTCTTTTACTTCGTTCCACTTGTATCTGTTACCACCTAGACAAGCATATAAATTTAATATCTTCATTATTTTCTCTTTTTCTTTTTATTTTTATAATTACTTAAATACGTTTCCATAGTTGGTTTAAACTCACTTATAGATGTTAAAACAGCATTACCCTCTATTGCTAAATCATCATACTTTTTAAATAAATAATCAGTAATTTTAATATCTCTTTTAGCTGAAATAAATGCAACATTTATCATTTCTCTAACACAATATGCCTGTATCTTTCTTTTACTATGTTTACTTACTAATAATGAAATTTTGTTTAAAAGATACAATGAAAATTCTAAATCTATTATTTTAGATGTACCTTGTTTAAAACCTTTTCCTTTTGTTTTGCTAAAGAAAGCACAAACTACATTACCAACTGATATATTATTTATGTTTTTTAAATATGAATCATATACTATTTTATAATCATCATTGTAAGCTGAAAATGACTTTAAATAATCAGCAGTATTCCAAGATTTATTTCCATTGTTTAGCCCTATAATAGCATTTAAATGCTCTCTTTCTTTGCTTGTATCAACCCACTCAATAACATAAGCTGGTACTGTTTTTTGATTTAAAAGTTTAGCTGATTCAATTCTGTTATGCCCCTCAATAATATCTCCTTTTCTGGAAACAACAATAGGCATCATCCATCCATATTCATTTAACTTTGATTTAAATCTTTTAACGTGAGATTCAACTATATCTCTATTCATTTTTGCCATTTTCAATTTACTTATTGGGTAATAAGCATTATACTCTCCTCTTTTAATTTCTTGTGTGTTCATTTGTTTTTGTTTTAATTGTTAAATACTTGATAATTATAATTATGTTCGTTGTAATATACTTTTGTTTCTTCTATCTTATCTGTTAATAATTGTTCAAGATAGTTATAAATGTAGTTTATATCATCATCTGATGCATTATACTTTTCTTCTCCTTGCCAAAAGTTAGTTTCAAGCACACCTTCTTTTAAACTTACTTCTATTAAATAATCTTCGTTGTCTAATGTCAGCTCTACTTCATTTGGTAAAGGATTAATACATTGGTCTGTATTCTTGTACTCTGGCTCTATTGTTTTTAAAATCTTAATTAAGTCCATCCCTTATTCCTTTTAAAGTTTTTATCTCTGCATTGTTTATCTCTATCTTTATCTGCACCTCCAGTATGTCTAATTGTCTTTCTATCCACCAATCATCTTTACCTTTAACGTATGCTCTAATCATTTCTAATGTTTCTTCCATTTGTTTTTGTTTTAACTGTTAAATAATATTAATACCATTGATATAAACCATAATGTCATATAAGCCACAACCATAACCATTGCAAGTCCAAATAAGAACTCTCCAAATCTTGTAAGTATCTTCTTCATAATTATACGTTAAAAATTAATCCGATTAATAATCTACCTATAAAATAGCTTGGTGCTAAAATCAATACTAATGTTTGTAATTTTTTCATCTTGTTTTGTTTTAAAAGGGAGGTTTTACCCTCCCATTGTTTTTTTATATTATTTCTAAATCGTAAACTGATTTGTTTAATTTATTACATTGTTGCAATAATTGACTTGCTATAAAAGTTACTTCTGAATTAGGTAATTTATTACCCGATTTTCTTAATTTGTTTTCGATGTAGTTTAATTTAAATTCTGTTGTCATAATTTCTGTTGTTTTAATTAATAATACTCAAATATAGAATTAATTATTTAATTAACAACTATGTTAACAGATTTTAACATTTCTTTAACATTTTAAATAAAAAAAAGAGATACTAATTTGTATCCCTTATTCTTTCTATTTCTCGTTCTAAATAGTCTTTTGCCTTTAACAAGTCTTGTAACTCATCCTTTTTCTTACCAGCTCTGCAAATATACTTTAGTATGTTACCTCTGCTAAAATTAAGGTTAAAATCATTTATAACGTCAATTACATCGTAATCTTTGCCATTGTCATAGTGTACTTGTGTGCTTCTCATTTTTCGTATATTAAAGTTAAAATTATTTGAAAGATACCAATGTATAAAACTATATCTTCTTCGTACATATCTTCATCATCAAAAGGGTAATGTCTAACCCCAAACAGAAAACCTTTAAAAAACCCAGCTTTAACCTCGTACCTTATTAAATTCATAGTTGTATATTTTAGTGTATAAATCCCAAATAGCTTGGAACGATTCTTGTTTATTAAATTCTTTTCCTTTCATATAGTAATTACCTTTTACTCTATTGCAATACACTTTAAACATCTTACCAGATACAACTGGATAAATAATAAACCCTTTTTTAAAACAGTATTGCTGATGCTTGTAATTACAATTTTTTAAAACAATCTTCTTTTTAATCTTTGGCATTTAACTCCTCATATATGTCAATTAATTCAAGTGCCTTTTCTACTCCCTTTGCTTCACAAAATCTTTTCTGTTCAAATAGTTGTAGCCAGTATTCCATAATGTCTTGCCTATCTCCATTTGTAAAGTAGCTACTAACACAACTTTTGTAGGCTATCTTCTCTTGATTTTTACAGAGTTCCCCTTGTAACATAATCTTCTATATTTTCTGTTTGTAGGTAGTCATAGTATCTTTCTGTTGCAATGTCAAGTTTTCTTTTACCACTATCAATAAAGTTTTCTGAACATTTAAAGATACCAACGTCAAGTGTACTTTTATCAACTACAACAAATTCAAAGTCAAATGCTCCAAACAATTCTAAATACAATGCAGCTTGTAAGTCATAAGAAAAGTGATGTGCAGACCTTTCAAAACTTTTTATATCAGCAGTTGTTTTTAAATCTATTACAACACCATCTTTTAATATATCTGCTTTACCTCTAAATGCTAAATCATTATATGTATCAATTGCTGGTATTTCAAATCTTGCACCATCAAGTATGTTCTTTACATCAGTTACACTTCTTACCCTTTCTGATATCTTTTTTGCCTTATGATATTCAGAGTTTGTAAATACGTTGTGTGAGCCAACCTCTTGTACTGCTAACTTATATTGCTTTGATGCTTTTGT